GTAAATGCATTACCAGTAGAAAGAAAATTCTTCCATCGTAACTTTTCAAATATAATCATATAAGTCCTCTAGACTTCAAGTGAGGAATGATAGCACCCTCAGTGTACATATTATGTTGCGTTGGTGTTGGATGTTGAGATGTTGTCGATTTTGGAGGTAAACCTTCACAGAAAGCTAGTTCAGTATTATCTGAACACCATTGATACTCTGAAGTAATCCATTTAGTATGATCTACCATGTCGTGCAAATATTTAACATTTTTATTTTGTGAATGTTGTTGCATTAAACAATCATCCCATCCCAAAAACATAAAGTAATTTATTTTATGTCTTTTCAAATAATTTTCAACCCGAAGAATGTCTTCATATGTTCGTATTAATTCATCTATTGGATCAGAAAACTGCATATGATTTTCAGACACACTATCAGGCCAGTTTGAATTTGATAACAACCATGAACCAGATTTGTCTTTAAACATCTTAATTGGATTTCCTGTATTTCTTGCCAACATATCGTGATGTTTATTTTCTAGTTCCCAAACTTTGATCTGTGTTTCAGACAGAAATCTTGCAAATCTATTTTGTGCTGACCACTGTACAGCAACCAACAGTTCATCTGATCTGCGGCATTCTTCTACTGCATGAATAACTCTTCTAGCAATAAGATTGTTTCCCTGAGAAGAAGAAGCGGTACTAACCAATTCAACATCTAGGTGTTTTGCTAGATACTCTGCCCAAGTATTACCAATAAATGGGTGTGTAAAGGAACAACCACCTGATATTATTTTGTTAATCAATACTCTGTGCCTCTACATACAATGTACGTAGAACAGTTTTCAATTTATCTTTATCAAGATCCGTGTTGGTACTGTCTACATAATCATTAAGCAATGTCATAGTATCATCCAAGTTTACTTCTACATCACCTACTGCATCATCTTCGAACTCTGAAAAGTCTTCAATAATTTTTAATTCAGTAAGATTGCATTGGTATAATCTTTCAACAAAAGAATCAAAGTATTGAAAGTCATTCTTCTTGACTACAATTAATTTTATACAAGTACCTTCAATAGAAGTAAAGTCAAAAGAATCAAGGCGTTCTCTAAAACTGTCACTGGTATCATCATAGTGAAATTTGTGAAAAATTGTAAACGGGTTTTGTAGAAATTCGACATCATTTGTATGGGTGTCATATATATTAAATCCCCTTGGATCATCGTAATCAGACCATGTAATTTCATAAGGGTTGCCAAGATACAAAATGTTACCACTCCGAGAACGATGATGATAATGCCCACTGCATACCAAATCGAACCCGCTAAAATTGTCAATGCCCATTCCGTGGTCGTTTGGCATGCCCTTATACATTTGGAAACCAGCAAACTCAAAGTGTCCAAAACAAACTTTTGCGTCAGTACTTTTGATTTTTGCCATACTGTCATTGTAGTTTTCTGAACAGATCCAAGGTACAAATAGAATTTTTCTACCATCAAATTCCAGTTCCTCAATTGTAGGATAAATCTTAACATTTTTATATTCTCTCAATAAAAGTTCTGGAGAGTTTACATCATTAGTGTTCTTAAAGTATGTATCATGGTTACCAGGTATCATATGGATGTCAATATCCAAACTGGCAGCCTTGTCAAAGAAGTATTCTTTACAACTTCTCAGGGTATTGTAATTGATATACTTTCTTCTATCAAATACATCTCCTAAATGCATAACAGTTTTAATCTCTTTTTCTACCAGTGTGGGAAAAAAGAAATCATCATAAAACTTTTTAAAGAATGCATCGAATTGTAATGAATCACTTCTTGCTCCGAAGTGGGTGTCATTAATAGTAGCTATTTTCATGTAGTTAGAATTTTTCTCAGTGTATTAGCTTGGCTTTTTGCATCATCTAGTGCATGATGGTGCAGATCATTATCTGCGGCACGAATATCAGAGTTTCTTATACCCATCAGATTCATCACAGTTCTAAAACACATAATGTTCCAATGTTTCCAAGGATAATCTGATATGCCACAGGCTTCATAGGCTTCTTCTAAGATAGTAACATCAAACGATGCACCGTTACCCCAAATCATTACTTGATCATTGCCAATAAATTGAGTGAATGCTTCTAGCGCATCTTCAATATCTACTGGATCAACCATCAGTGCTTTGAGTGCTTCTGGTTTTTGTTTTTGCCACCATTCTACAGTCTTCTTATCAATATGTAAGCCTCTATCTTTACAAGACTTTGCATCAACATTGATATAGAATTCTTCTTCTGGTTTGCCATCCAATCTAAATTTAGTTGCACCAATAGATACAATTGTAGAGTTGGCGCGAGTACTTAAAGTCTCTAAGTCCACCATGATGTGAACTTGTTTAGGATCAGTTGGTGATGCCATTATTTTCCTTGCCCTCTGTATTTCTTATAGCTTCTCTTTTTATGTTTGTTCATAGAACTCATTTTGATATTGCCATTACCTATACTGGTTGCTTTGTTTGTTGGCTCTATAGATGTATGAGTGCCAATTCCTCTTTGCTTTGCCATTAATTATCCTCCTCGATCACTATGTCAAATGTTCCTTGTGATTGCATATCAAAAAATTTAACCCAGTCTTGTTTGCTAAGTTCAGGTAACTCAGTGACAAATTCTTCTCCGTCACCAAATGTAAACGTTACGGTGCCTTCTGGTGTTATAGCATAGGCATCGTTTATGTCATACTTTTGTTTTTTGTTTGTGAAATCTACCTGTATTACGTTGTCATCTTTCATAGATACAGTTCTCCAAGTAACACACAGTATATGCCATGTGCTACCAAATGTCAAGTGGTTTTTGAATTATTTTAAGGCTTCGATCTTTTCTTTAGCCAAGTCTACGGCTTCCCTGTCGCTCAGGTACTTGGGCTTACGTTTAGGAATCTTAGAATTGGTTTCTTTATGATCTTCATTGTGCTTGTTTGCTTGGTCTATTTGGTTCTTCATATAGTCCAAGTACTCGCTTCCAACAGTATCTTGACCTTCTGCAAACATATCAGTGAAGTCCATGTTGGTAATCATCTTCATCTTAATATCGATGTGCTTCTTTTCTTTTTTGATCCTACGTATGAAAGCATAGTATGTGATCTGTGTAAAGTAAGCAAATGGATTCTTAGATTTTTCTGGATTGAAGTTATCAATATACGTTATGCAATTTTCGATCCCGTCTAAGATCATCTCATCACGAAATGTATAGTTGACAAAGTTTGATTTGTAGGCTAAATGATTTGCAATCTTGACAAAACATTCTCCTAGATAGTCTGTTACTCTTGGTTTAGGATCACCAGCGGCTTCGGCTGCCAATCTTAGTTCTCGGTATGCAGTAATTGCTACCAAAAATTCTTTGTTATCAACGTAATGTTGTTTCGGTGTAGTTTTTTTCATTTTATTTCCTCATAATGTAAAAAAAGACTTGACATTCCAAAAATACTCTGTATAATAGGGCGTGTCCCTTTAGAAAGAATACTAATGTATTTGATCATTATCAACTGCTTGAGCATATGCAAAGATATCCGCAAGTGTTTCGTCTGGATCTGATTCGTTATCCTGTTCGGGATAAAAAGTCTTTTCTACTATCGCATAATAATCTTGCACATACGCCCGCCCTAAGGTTGATATATTCGCAATGATTGTTTTACTCATACAATATTCTAAATCGTCAGAGAAAGGGATCCATCCCATAAGAGCAAAAGACTCTTGCATTCCTCTAGGGCCTTCAGAATAATGTCTTGTGATTTTTAAAGGCGTATGGAGCTTCACTTGATCCGCAGAAATTTCTTCAACAGACGCAACCAACTGGGTCTCGTTCGTTAGAGTAATTACTTTAGGTTCTAGTTCGTTCATTTAATTTCTACCTTTGCTATCTTATAATTAAAAGATTCTTCATTGTAAATTTTAATTCGTTCTAACATATGGTTGAGTGTAAAGTTTTTCTTTGATTTCCAAGATAGATCATCTCCAACATCGAATAAGTTACACGCTTCTTTCTGATTACCCTTTCTAAGTCCTCTACCAATTGATTGTAGATTTCTGATACGAGACTTACTTGGTGAAGCAAAAACAACATTATGTAAGTTTCTAATATTTATACCAGTAGAAAAAGTACCATATGAAGCAATGATTATAGCATCTTTTTCTTGCTCTGTCAAGTGTCTAATTTCTTCTCTTTGTTCTGTATCTGTTCCACCATGGACAAAGAATACTTTTCTACCATCTTTTGCTTTTTCACTTATCATTGTATTGAGTACTGCTCCATGCTTTTCAACAAACTGATAGAGTACCAAGGTGTTGCCAGTCTGAGCAATAGATAAGTTTGTTATAACTGCATTTCTTTTTGGGTTTGTTACTAGCCAATTCATTTCTTCTTGATATGGCATTTTACTTACTAGTTTCCTTTCTGCTTCAGAGTATTCTAAAAGTAAACAAACAATCTTCAACTCAGCCAGTTGCTTATTGTCCATTAGTTTCTTTGTAGTAGTTACTTTGTAGACTCTACCAAAAACACCTTCAAGAACAAGTCTGTGTGTTTTTGTACCATCAAGCGTACCTGTTGTACCTATTCTATACTTTGCGTTAGTAAGTTTATCCATCAATGTAGTTAAAGATTTTGCTTTGAAGTTGTGTGCTTCATCACCATAGATTACATCGAATTCATCAAACCAAGACTTAGGAAATTTATATATTGATTGCCAAGTTGAGATTACAACTGCGGCTTTGTTTGATTTGTCTTTGCCACTGTAGATTCTATGGCAATACTTGTTTGCTTGCCATTCATCTTTTGATGCGTAGTCATTAAAATCTCCCCACATTTGCTCAACGAGGGAAGTCGTTGGCACGATGATAAGCTGTTTACGTCCGTGTGCTTGGTGATAACGTAAAAGGCTGTAAATGATAAGAGACTTACCACTAGCAGTAGGAGATAAAAGAAGAGATCGACCATTGTTAATCGCATGAGTTACTGCCTCTAGTTGATAGTCTCTAATGTCAATAGGTTTATCTTGACTATGTAGGTTCAAAGACTTCGTGAATTTTGTTACTTGATCAAGTGTACCATCTTCTCCAATCTTGTCAAGTTTAACGTCTACTTTATATTCTAACTGCTCACAGAATTCTATAAGATAATCTAAAAGACCAACATATAGTTCTCTTGTGTACATATTAAACATTCGTGCTTTGCCATCCCACATTCTGTTTCTGTAGGCAGGCATAAATTTTGCGCCAGGTACCTCAAATGTAAAGAACTCTACTATTTCTTTTGCGGTACTTGGATCCGTGTCTATTAAAAGATGTACTTCATCTTTCTTAGTGACAGTAATCATTTACATTAATCCGTTCGTAAATTTTGTCCACTCTATGCTGTTCTTAATATCCCAACCTCTGCCTTGTACTGCTCGTAGTACTCTTTCTAAGTAGTCAACTACAGTACCAATATATTCTAGTTTATCAGTCTGTTGAATAATGTCATCATCAGATTCAAGATACTCATGCATATCAGACTTTAATGGTTTATTACCTAAATACTGCTCCCACCCCAATGCTTCTAACTCTTGTCTGGATAACTCGCCACGAAAATACTGAGACTTAATTCTTTTGAGTTTGATTAAACTAGTCTCTGCTTTTCTGTATTGTAGTTTTGCTGTGGAAAGATGATTCAGATATTTGGCATGAAGTTCTGGAGTTTTGGTACTCTCTTTGCCTAAGTTCAATTCATCAATTTTACAATCTTCGACCCACATAACTTGTAAGTCTTTTAATGAAATCATAATATATCTCCATAATATAATACTATTTATACTCTAAGTTAGAGCATCAATTGAATACGTTCTGTATTTAAATGCGGCGATACCAATGAAGTAATCACCAGCGCCATTTGTGATATCAAAATCTAATCCTGATAGAGAAATGGGAAAAGAATCTTTAAATGTAACCTTGACATTTGGATTATTGTTTGAGTCTAGTACAAACAAAGTAGCGTCACTTACTTGTGCTATACCTTCTTTGACACCCTTGTTTGCTGTTGCTGTTCTATATTCTTGACTCTTGATAAAGTCTGTAAACTCTTGGTGCTTCTCAGGGAAGCCGAGACCACGTAGCCAAGCATATAACTCTTTGTAGTTACTCATGTCTTCTTGAATAAGAAATCTAATCATCAACTCCCCAAATCTTAACTTGTCTCCAGGGTATGCAATGTCTACAAGTGGTGTTACCTGCTCTGGAAATCCCATAGAAATTTCTGGTATATTGGCTGCCTGACAGAAGAACGATACATTTGGCATATTATGTACTTGAAACTTAAAACCATTTGGGCGCAGATAATCTAGTTCTGACGGATTTGATCCATCAAAAGTTCCTTCTGTTACCGATGCTATATTGTTAAAAGCCATTTGTTTCTCCGTTAAACACTAAACTGAATACTTTCACCGCAACCACATGAACTTGCTTCATTTGGATTTGTGATCTGTATTTCAGAACCAGTCATACTGGTAACAAAATTAATTATAGAACCTGACATAATATCTGTACATACATCATCTACTACAATGATGTTATCTACAAGTGTGCCATTAGAATCATCTTCTGTGTAGTCCCATGTGTAAGCAAATCCAGCACAACCACCACCTTTAAGAGATAGTCGCACATACTTTTGTCCCGAAGACTCTAATAGTTCGGTCCAGTATTTCTTTGCATCTGCTGAAATTTTTATCATACTACTATTTATACACCCATTCTGTTCTCAAATCTATAGGTTCTTTTGTGCGAATATTTCGTACAACTTTATTTCCTAGTATTTTATTGTTTCTTGGAGTAAGATGATTTGCGTGTTTAGAATCTTGGTCCCAACATTCTTTGATTTCATACCAGTACCTACCTTTTAAATCAAACATAGCTTCCATCTGTCTTTTTGTAACTCCTGACAGACCAGCGTTACTAGAACCCTGGTTTTCTCCACAAGTTGCTATTTCAATATGTTCTTTATCTTTTCTGTTTACGTAGTCATCACCACCTATAGGTATTACAATTATTGTTACATTTTTTGTTATTGCATCATATTGTAAAGCGTTTAAGAAAACGTTCATCGTGGCACTATGTGCATCCGGATTGTACATATCTCCTAGAAAAAACTCTTGGGTGTACTGCTTATCGAAATCTGGAGTACGTCCATTTTTTGCAGGTGTTATTTGATGAGCAGTCATAAATCTTGGCTGGTTATATATTGTAGGATCTCTTAAAAATATTCTTTCCATGGCTGTAAGACTCATAAGAACAATATCATTTGCTTCAAGGTGCGCTCTCTGTTTTTCATATGTGTAGTAAAGATAATCTAAACTAGAAGCAGGAACTGCAAAATTTATAAACTTATATTTAGGAAATTCTTCTGCAACCCACAGAGTCCAAGATTTTGCGTTATCATAATCTGCGGCATAACTATCACCAAATATCATTATTTTAGGCATATTTTTCCTTGTAGTCTTCAATGGCAGCCTTAATAGCATCTTCTGCTAGTACACTGCAATGTATTTTTACAGGTGGAAGTGCCAGTTCTTCAGCAAGTTCTGTATTCTTTATTGTACTTGCCTCGTGTAACGACATACCCTTTACCCACTCTGTTAGTAATGAACTGGAAGCGATTGCAGAACCACAACCATATGTTTTAAATTTTGCATCTGTGATCACATCATCTTCGACTTTAATCTGTAGTCTCATAACGTCTCCACACGCAGGTGCACCTACCATACCTGTGCCAATACCATCTGTGTCTGGGTCCCATTTGCCTACGTTGCGAGGATTTTCGTAGTGATCTATAACTTTATCGCTATATGCCACTTCAGTATCTCCTGTACTGTTAGAAGTACTACTATTTATACGCACAAAAAAAGGGAGCCGAAGCTCCCTTAAAAGTGTCTCTAATGAGATTCTTTTTATATTACATAAGGTTAGTAACTTTAGACAGTCTGTAGTACTGGTTACGGTCAGCAGTAAATGTTGCACCGTCAGTAGTACCGTTAGCTTGAGTCACGTATGGGTTTGCAATCATGCCATATCGTGTCTTGAAGCCAATCTTAGGCTGGAAGTTACCTGGGTCAATCGCTCTAACCATTTGCAGAGGTACGTATGGGCAGTAGAAGATACCAGCATCATATGCGCTAGATCCTTTATAACCAACTACGTAGAACTGTGAAGCGGCTCCAGTATTTGCTGAATATGGATCAACATATACTTTGTAACGACCGTTAAGAACACCAGCAAATGTGTTGCCAGTATCGTCAACGTTAAGTGGACCACCACCTTGTAGTGCTGAACCAGTATCAAGAACACCAGCCATTGAGAGTGCAGCCGCAACATCAGCAGATGTGATGATGAAGTTACCTTTCCCTCTACGTGTGTCTTGCGCGATTACGTTAGCATCTCTTTCAATGTTGAAGAGAAGACCTTTGAATCGCTCAACTGACCATCTGCCATTTGAATCAACGTCAAGGTCGAAAGTACCGGCTGTTGCAGTAGATGCAGAACCAGGCTTAGCGACTTTGTAGATTGTTCTAATAACTTCACGGTTAATTTCAGCAAGAATTTCTTGTGAAAGAATGTTTGACAACTCACCTTCAGCGTCCAAACCATGGATAGCTTTAAGGTCTTGAGCCAATTCTACTGTGTACTCAGCTTTCAGTGCGCGAGTCTTCGCAGTAACGGTTGTTTTCTCGATTGAGAAAGCCATTTCATTGAAGTCTGTTCCACCTGAATCACCAAGTGCTTCAGCAGTATTAGTAGCAATGCCAGTACCTGTAGTAAAAGTACCGTCAACTGGGTTTGAGCCAGCATGAGTACCAGTACCAGAAAAGTCTGTGTCTGCTTCGTTGAATAAAGCCTCTGTACCAGTTTGATTGGTAAAGTGTGACTTCATTGCAAAGATAAGACCAGTAGGTCCAGTCATTGGTTGAACACCAGCTACATCATAAGCCATAAGATTAGGCAATGCCCGTCTTACAAGACTAATGAGAATTGGGTCGTAGTTGTCGATTCCGCCACCAGTATTACTATTGACAGCGACTTCGTTAAGAGCAAGGCGTTCTTCACGACAAGCCTTCTCTTGGTTTTCAAGAATAACAGCGGTAACTGCTTTCTTGTATGGGTCTTTGATTTCGCCAAGAGCTTCGTGGTCCAGAACTGGAGCCCACTTCTCTTGAATTTGTTCAGAAAGATACATTTTTCGTTTCTCCTATTGGGGTTTTAGTACTATTATTTATAAAATAAAATATTTTAGAACTTTGCTGATTGAGAGATTGCCTGAGCATATCTGGAAATATAACTGTCGTCTTGGTTTAACCCTTCTACAGTGTCTTCCAACTTATCTTCGGAATCTTGTTGCCCTTGTTTTGGAAAATAGTTTTCCTTGACTACTGCAACTTTTTCGGTAAAGATTTCAGTGCTACCAAAATCAATATCTTCAACAAGTTTTGCAAATTTTTCAGCTTCAGTCAGTGTTAAGTCTTCACTGGCTTCTTTGATGATTGCTTGCTTCTGAAGATTTTGCTTTTCTGCAACAACTTCGATCTTTTCTTCAAGGGACTCATTTAACTTTGTTTCCAAAGAGTCAATTTTGTCCTGCATTTCGCCCAGTACAACATACTTTTCTTCGGGTACTTGGATGTAGTGTTCAGCGAATAGGGTTTTCATACCAGAAATGAAGTCTTCAGTGATCTCAGCACGTAGACCTCGCTCTATGGCAAGTTCATTTTCTTTCATCCAGTTCTCAGCAACATAGGAAAGGAACGAATCTAGTTTTTCTACCATTTCTTCCTTGAATGTTTCTTGCTGTAACTGTGCTTCTTCTTTTAGTTCTGCTTCGATTGTTTCCATTTCGTTAGCAATACGTGCAGTGACAACGGCTTCAAAAATACCAGCTGCCTTAGTCTTGAATTCTTCAGAGAGTTCTTCTTCTGATTCAAACAAACCTTTAATGTCTTGACCGAAAAGAGTTTCTTCTTCTTCTGCAACAACTTCTTGATCTTCTGCAACTTCTTCTTCTTCAGCAACGACTTCAAACTCTTCTTCGGTGCCTTCGTCTTCAGAAATAACTTCTTCTTCAGATGCTACTTCTTCTTGAGCAACTACGCCCTGTGAAGATGCATTGTTTACTGAATTTTCAGTGTCTTCTTCGTTTTCGAAATTTGAAGGAGCTTCTTTAGCACCATTACCCTTAGGCAATGTTCCATCTTTTTTCGCTTTAGCAGATGCGGCTTTACCAACTTCA